TACTGATAACGATTGGAAGATATTTAACTTTAACGATCACGCTTATTTTTTCCAACGTGGCTACGAGCCTCTGGTGTACAGCAACAGTTTAGGTGCAGTAACTAAGATGTCCAGTGTTGCTGGCGCATCTGTAACTTCTGCACAGTACGCTAACGAAGCTATTGCAGCTTACGGACGAGTGTGGTGCGTAGGTAACGCTAGTAATGACAACACTGTCTACTGGTCTGACCTGTTGATTGGTCACGACTTCTCTGGTGGATCTAGTGGTTCTATTGATGTATCTAAGGCGTGGCCTAACGGGTTTGACAAGGTTGTAGCTATTGCGGCACACAACGGGCTGTTGATTATCTTTGGTGAGAACAACACGCTTGTGTACGCTAACGCAGAAAGCCCTGCATCTATGGAGATACGTGATGCTATTCCGGGCGTTGGCTGTGTAGACCGTAAGAGCGTACAGAACATTGGTACTGACTTGATCTTCCTGACTCAGACAGGCTTGCGTAGCCTCGGCAGAACCATACAAGAAAAGTCTCTGCCTATTACAGACTTGAGCAGAAACATCAAGCAGGAAATTATTGCTAACACTTTGGCTAAGTCTGAACCTGTTAGCTCTGTGTACAGCCCCGAGAACTACTTTTACCTGTTGTGTTTTCCAGACCTCAACCTAGTGTATTGTTTTGACGTTAGGGGTTTGTTGGACAACGGATCGTACAGGGTAACACGCTGGCCTAGTGTGAACTTTAAGAGTTTCCACAGGGACAGGAACGGTGACATATACATTGGTACAACCGCTGGTGTAGGTAAGTACGAAAATTACTTAGATAACGGCAGCTCTTATCGCTTTAGGTACTTTAGCCCCGGCCTTACCTTTGGTGATCCAGCACGAATCAAGATGCTGAAGAAGATTAGACCCACTTTGATTGGAGGAAACAACTCAGACATATTCCTCAAGTGGGCTTACGACTTTTCAACATCAGCCAGCAGTAGCACGTTTAGAACCAGTAGTGCTATTCCGGGCTTTTATGGACAGTCTGAGTACAACATTGCTGAGTACTCTGAAGAGGGCATTACCTTGAGCAGAAACTCACTGAACACTACAGGATACGGCTCCGTAGTTAGCGTAGGTCTTGAAACAGACATCAACGGTTACGCACTGTCCATACAGGAAATGAATGTACTAGCACTCGTAGGTAAAACGATATGATTAATTTCGATAAAAACAGGGGTACTTACTAATGGGTTTTTTAAGTGACATTATAGAAGCCTTTGTTCCCAGTAACATTGAAAAGCTCTATACTGGAGATATTCCACAAGCTACGGCTCCTGATATTTCGTTTAAGCCGTTTACAGTGGCGGGACCAACAGGGACAATTAGCGCAGGAGGGACGACTCAATATAACTTGTCTCCCTCTGGACAGGCTTTACAAGACGCTCTTGAGTCTGGGGCTTTGTCTAGATTTGGTGCTACACCAGCAGGTGTTGGTCAACTAGGGACTGCTGCTGAACAAGCTATGGGCGTTGGTGGGCAGTTCATGGGCCAACTTGGTATGCCTATGGGTGCTAGAGAACAAGAAGTGTATGACCGTATTAGGGCTACACAGATTGGTGAAGAAGAAAGACAGAGGCTTGCACTAGAAGAACGCTTGTTTGCTCAAGGTCGAGGCGGTGTACAAACGGCTATGTTTGGTGGGACACCAGAACAGTTTGCTTTAGCACAGGCACAAGAAGAAGCTCAGAACAGGGCATCTCTGGCAGCTATCCAGCAAGCACTGGCTGAACAACAGCAACAGGCTGTAATTGGTTCACAGTTTACAGGGTTAGGTGCTGATCTTACGTCACAACAACAGGCACTTGAGGCTGGACAGCAACAGATGGGCTTGAGTGCTCTTCAAGGTGCTTACATACCACAAGCAGCTATGCTGTCAGCGTTCTCACCTGCACTTAACGTTGCGTCTCTGGCAGATGTGTCACGTAGGCAGGCTGGTGAACTTGCTCTGGAAGCTCAGATGGCAAACATTTCTGGAACTGTTGGTCAAAGAGCTGCACTTGCTAATATGTACGGCGGGATCTACGGCGGCCTTGGGTCTGGATTAGGTGGGCTGCTTAGTGGTCTTATGAGTAATGAAACCCTTTTCGATTTTAGCTAGTTAAAGGATAAATAAAATGGCTATTAATATAGGCGGAATGTTAGCTCAATCAGGAGCAACTACTGGTCAACTTATGGGGCAAGGCATTGCTAATCTTGGCACTGGGCTTGGTACTGGCTTAGGGGGTATGTTGACTAGGCGTAAAAAAAGCAGAGAGGCAGAACAGCTACAACAACTTCTTACAGCAAATCAAACTGACCCATTAGCCTTAGAGCGAATTGCTCAGTCGTATGATGCTACAGGTAAAACTGAAGCAGCCGCTACGGTTCGACGGGCAGCATCTTTTGCTAAACAACAGCAAGTAAAAACGTCCTTACAAAATTTAGACATGACCGACCCCGCGTCTCTGTTGTCTGTTGGTAGAGACATAATGGAGGTAGATACAGAAGCTGGACTCGGATTAGTGTCAAAAGGCTCTGCGATGCAACAGGCGGCAGCTAAAGGCGCTAGAATGGCTACAAATTTAAAAAATACTTTTGGGGCTGATAACGCCGCAGTTAACGCTCTTGCTGAAGAGTTATCAGCTATTACAACCCCAGAAGGCCTTGAAGCTCTTAGACCAAGTTACGTTCAACAGATGGTTGAGAGAATACCCAAGACAGGACCAGATGCTAGATATACGATAGCTAGAGGTTTTGTGCCTAACCTCACAAGAGAAAAGTTTAATGAGATAGGTTTGGCTAAGTTTTCTGAAGACGCTTTTGACAAGTGGATGGCGGGTCAAGAAGGCGGTGACATTGCTGCTTGGCAGTATAGAGATGCAGACGGTAACTTGGACATCAAAGCGTTTAGAACAGGAAACGGTTTAGTCTACGTAGAGGGTCAGTGGGTAACTCCTGAAGCCGCTGGGTTAATACAAGAAGCCCCAGAAAGTCAGGTAATCTCACAGGCAGCTTCTAGTTTTGAAGACGAAATTATTAAGAAAAACGCTGAAAACTTTTTTGAACTGCATCAACAAGCCAGAGAATCTTCATCAGCTCTTGCTAATTTAGATGAAGTTATTGGCATGATCGACACAATGCCTACAGGAGCTTTTGCAGACACTAAAGCTAACTTAATTAGGTACTTCAGACAAATTGGTCTCGACTTATCTGATCTTGGAAACATCGAAGATTACCAAACATTTGAAGCTTCTGCTGGTAGACGAGTAGCCAGTTACATTAAGACACTGGGTTCAGGCAACGGCATTACCGACAAAGACTTGGAGTTTACTCTGAAAGTCGTAGGTGCGTCTGCTTCATTAGAACCGGGGTCTTTGAAGCGTATACTGGAGGAGTTCCGACAAGGAAACATTAACAAAATTAAAGACTACAACAACATTCGCACTAAAACAGCAAATGCCCTAGACAAGCGTAGTCAAGGAAGCTCTGAGCTTAGTATGAGTTCTTTCCAGCTTATTCCTCTGCCCTCTACGGGATATACGTTTGGTACACCAGTTCCAGTTAACGAGTAATAAACAATGCCTACAAAAAATGTTCCAGTAACAGATAAATCTACGGGTAGAACTTACAACATTCCTGTGACTCACCCTGAAAATGCTACTGATGAGCAAATTCAAGAGCAGGCGAGGAAGTTTGTAGAAAGTGGTGGACTAAAGGATTACGAAAGTAGAGTAAATCCTCCTTTAATTCCTAGACCGCCTCCTGCAAACTACGGTGAACGAATGATGCGTGAGTACGATGAGACTGACTTTAGACAACCTTTTGAAGAGTTTGGTCCTGAAGTAGCCAAACGTACTGAAAGGTATCAAACAGCTACGCAGGAGCTTACAGGGGCTGAAGACCCAGAAACCAGAGGGTTACGCATGGGTGGCGCTGGGCGACTTATGGAAGCTGCAATACCTGTAAGCCAAGCTGCTCGTGCTGCTGGTGAAACTTTAGTATCTGCTGTAAAACCTCTAGTACCTCTTTCGGTTCGTAACTTTTTTGGCGCTGGTTTTGATAAACTAATGGAAAACGAAGTTACTCAAAAAGGCATACAGTTTTTAGTCAACAGCGAAAAAGATTTTTACAAGTGGGCTACAAACAATCCACGAGAAGCTGAAGCGTTACAAAATGCAGTACGAGAAACAATGGGCACTCAGTTTGATATAGGGGCTGCTTTTTCTCCTCGTCCTGACTTAATAAATTTAGATAAACAGCTTGCAGCCGCAAACAGAGCTAAAGTAGCGGCTAATCAAGCTAAGATAAACAAAAGAGATCAAGCCACGTCTAATATGCTGACGCCTATTACGTTGTCCACAAGGGATAAGACAGAAAAAAGCACGTTTGGTACTGAGGTTTGGGTTCCTGATGACTTTGCAGTTTCTCAAATACAAGCTTTAGAACGTATCTTTGGATTTAACCCTTTTGGTAGTTATTACGATGCTGTGCGAGTTACTCAGCGCCACGTAGATTCTCAAAAAAAGAGGCTAGATGCTTTAATAGAAAGGAACAACAAGACTATCGAAATGGACTTTGTAAATCAAAAGCTGTTTGATAGACTTCAAGAGTTTAAGCAGTCTGACGTATACATGAGTATGCCAAAACAGGCCCGTCAATACTGGGACAACGCTATAGCATCAGCACAACAGATATTTTCTACTGAAAGTAACGACTTAGTTGGTGTGTTAAACGCAAGGAGGCGTTTTGACAAAAGTAGACAGGATCTAGGCATCAGTCAAGATGCAGAAGTAGCTAACGCACAGGCTATGGCAAATAAAGCCGTTAGAGCCGCATTTAATGATGTACTCAAAGCTGCGACAGAGGGACCAGATGTTCACAACTTGTTAGACGATCAGTTCAGAGTATTGGCAGCAATGGATGTTCTAAATTACAAAAGAAACAAAGAAGCCCGAGGCAGCTTTAATAGAATTTTAGACGCTATTTCTAACCACACTGGAGGACTAGGCAGGGTAAGCACAAGTATTATTGGTCTTGCAGCTACAGGTGCTACTATTATGCAACCTATGGTTGGCGGCGCGATTGCTCTCGCTGCAGGTACTGGATACGTTGGGCTTCAAATACAGCGACATGGTAAAGCGGCTGTTCTTAAAGCTTACGGAGAAACTCTGGGACTTCTTAACAAAGCTATCCGCAGCATTAGCGACCCTACTAAGGTAGAGGCACTTGAGCTAGATCGTCTGCTGCTAATAGAAATGATGAACGAAGCTAAAGCGTACGAGGAGCCATCTAAAGATGAAAAACAACAACAGTGACAAACACACAGTAAGCTACACATCTATTGACTACCACAGTATGTGTCAGAAGTCAAAGGATCGTATCAAAAAGATGCAGGCCGAGGGAATACCTACGCCCCATGACCCGAAAGACAAGCCAGAGGACGCAGGTAAGCGTGAGGGATACTCAGTCCTATTCTTTGGTTAATCTACTATCTCCTCCCGCAGTCTACGGGCCT